ACGGGCTCCGACCAGGTGGTGCGATACCTGGCAGCATCCGCCCACAAAGCCCTGATCGACATGCCCACGGGACGGCGAGCCCAGGACCGGGACATCCAGGAATTGCAGCAGGTGCTGCACACGGCCGTGGGCCAACTGCTTGGCTTCATCGCCGGCAAGGCGACGGCTGAAGAGACCATCACCGCCCTGACCCACGGCCTGGAGTCTCTTGCCTGGCACCGCGAGAACGTCAAAAAGAACGACGAGCCGGAGCTGGAGCTGGAGGTGACCCCGTGAGTGATCGCTACCTGCACGAAGGCCAACAGCGAATCCTGAAAGTGATTCTTGCCCTGGCCGGCCGCGAACTGTCTGGGCTGGCGCCTGGCGAGATAGCCAAGGGGCTGGACATCACCCCCAGCTGTGTCACCCGGGACCTGGCCAACCTCCAGGCCGCCGGGTTCGCTGAGCCGATCGCTGAGACCGGCCGCTGGCGGCTGGGACCCAAGCTGGTGCAGATCGCCGTCAGCTTTGCCCAAGAGCTGAACAACAGGCGCAGCCAACTTGACGAGATTCTTCAACGCTACACAAGGACTCCATCATGACCAAAGGAGGGAAAGCCGCCGCCCCCCTCACCATCGACACCACTGGTCAGGAGGTGGCCCACGACGATGCCCGCCAGGCCCTGGTGGCTGCCGATCAGCTCGCTACCCTGCAGGCTGAAGCCGACGGCAACGCCCTGGCGCTGGCCAAGCAGATCGGCTACGAGGGCAGCCTGACGGTGGGCAGCCTGGAGGACGAGATCCGCTTCTTCCAGCGCCGCACGGCCGAAGCCTGCCTGGAGATGGGGAAGCGGCTGCTGCTGCTCAAGGAGATGACCCCACATGGGGAATTCCAGCAGCGGCTGGAGCTGCTCCAGATCGACCACACGATGGCAAAACGATTCATGACCGCCGCCGTGAAGTTCGCAAAAGGTGCGTCAACGCACCTTTTGAAGGCCGCCAATACCCAGACAAAGATGCTGGAGCTCTTGGTCCTCGACGACGAGGAGATCGAGGCTCTGGAGGCCGGAGAGTCTGCCCGGGGTATCACCCTCGACAAGATCGAGACCATGACCGTCTCAGAGCTGCGAGCCGCCCTGCGCAAGGCCAAGAAGGACTCCGAGGCGAAGGATCGGGTGATCGAGGCCAAATCGAAGCGGAACGACGCCCTGCAGCAGCAGCTGGGGCGCATTGAGGTGGAAGGCCCAGACGAGACCCTGGATGCCCTGCGGCTGAAGCTTTCCGCCTTCACCTATTCGGTGGAAGCGGAGCTCGCGGGCAAGCTGCTGCCGGCCTGCCGCGCGCTGCAGGACCACCACGATGCCCACGGTGGAGACTCCCGAGAAGTTCTGGAGGGGGCGCTGCGCCAGGTGGAGCGGATGGTGAACACCGTCCGCATTGAGTGCGGACTAGGCGAGATCTGAGGCCAGCATGCCGTCCAAGCTGTCCTCCGCTCAAGGCCAGCGTATCCACGCGCTGATCGGCGATCTTGCCACCGCCGCGCATGGCGGCAAGGCCAAGCTTTACGACGCGGCGGCGGTAGACCTCGGCGTATCTCGACAGACCGTGCATAAATGGGTCAAGGAAATGGCGATTCGAAACCCCCGCAGACGCCGATCCGATGCCGGCCAGGTGAGCCTGCCGCGCGCCGAGGCAGAGCTCGTATCTGCCCTGCTCATGGAAAGCCACCGCCGCAATGGCAAGCGGCTGATGTCGGTGGATCGGGCGGTCGACATTCTTCGCGCCAACGGCATGATCCGCGCCGAGGCGGTTGATGCGGCGACTGGAGAGATTTCCTTGCTCTCGACGTCGGCGATCGCCCGAGCGCTCAAGGTCTACGGCCTGCACCCAGACACCCTATCGCGCCCAGCAGCGGCAATCTCCCTGGCGAGCAGGCACCCCAATCACGTGTGGCAGATCGATGCCTCGCTGTGTGTGCTGTACTACCTGAAGCGAGAGTCCGGCTTGCGGGCGATGGATGCCACCGAGTTCTACAAGAACAAGCCGGGGAACATCGATCGCATCGAGAATGAGCGGGTCTGGCGGTATGCCATCACTGACCACGCCAGTGGCCACATCTACGTGGAATACGTGCTCGGCGCGGAGAGCGGCGAGAACCTGGCCACGGTCTTCATCAACGCCATCCAGCGCCGGCCGGAGGAGCCGGTGCATGGCGTGCCGCTGATCGTGATGCTGGACCCGGGCAGCGCCAACACCGGGGCCCTGTTCAAGAACCTCTGCCGCGCCCTGCAGGTGCGGGTGATCATCAACCAGGTGGGCAACCCTCGAGCCAAAGGCCAGGTGGAGAAGGCCCACGACCTGATCGAGAAGAGCTTCGAGAGCCGCCTGAAGCTCACCACTATCAATTCGCTGGCCGAGCTCAACGCCGCGGCGGCACGCTGGCGCAGGAGCATGAATGGCGGCAGTGTGATGGCTCGCCACGGGATGACGCGCTACGAGGCCTGGCTGCGTATTACCGCGGACCAGCTTCGTGTGGCGCCCGAAGCGGCAGTGTGCCGGGAACTGGCCACGACGGCCCCCGAGGAGCGCACCGTCACCGACAAGCTGCAGGTGAGCTACCGGGGCGCGACCTTCGATGTCGCGGTGGTGCCGCATGTGCAGACCCGGGACAAGCTGCTGGTCTGCCGCAACCCCTGGCGCCCGGAATGCGCCCAGGTGGTGGCCACCGACGCCGACGGCCGCGAAGTGTATTGGGTGATCGAGCCGGTGGCGAAGGATGCCTACGGCTTCGACGCGGGGGCGCCGGTGATTGGCGAGAACTACGCCCGCCATGCCGATACCCCGGCCCAGACCTCGGCCAAGACCATCGAAAAACTGCTGATGGGCGAAGAAACCCTCGAAGCGGCTGCGGCGGCACGAAAGGGAAAGCGCGTGGCCTTCGGCGGCGCTGTAGATCCCTGGCTGGACATGGACAGGCGGGCGGCTGCCCTACCGATCTATCTGCCCAAGCGCGGCACGGCCCTGGAGACGCCCCTGCCAGGCCTGGTGGCCAAGCCCTCGGTGCTGGACGTGCCCGCGCGCATGGCCGTGGAGGAGAAGCCCCTATCGGTGATCCAGGCCGCTGGCCGCCTGAAGGCGCTGGTGCCGGACTGGGGAGCGCACCACTACCAGATGCTGTCGCGGGACTACCCGCAGGGTGTCATGGAATCAGAACTGCCGGCCCTGGCCGCGCGGTTCAAGGAACAGCCTCGGATCGCTGCCGTCGGCGGCGCTTCGGGCTGAGGTGCCTGACCCCTGCTCGCAACAGGGGCCAGGCGGGTACTACGTGACGCAAGGAGATTTTACATGATGGTCCATCGACCGACGGGAGGGCGCGATGAACGCCGCCGTCCATAGCTTCAGGGGGTGCGAGTACATGCCGATCAAGTTGAAGGGCGTGCTGGTGCGCGCAGGCATTTCCCAGCCGGCGCTGGCGCAGCGCGTGCTGCAGTCCAATGGACAGCCGCTCAGCCGCACCGCAATCTCATTTTTGATCAACAACAGCTACTACCCGCGCTCCACGCCGGAGGCGGATATCCGCCAGCAGGTGGAGAAAGCGCTGCGGGAGTGGAAGGTCAGCGAGAGCGAGATCGCCACCCTCTGGGCGCAAGAGGGCGACGACGTCTACCGCCAGGCTCATCCCAACGGAGTGCACCTCGGCCAGCCGTCGCCCAAGCCCGCCGGTTTCCGCAAGTCCCATCCCGATTTCGAGCCCCTGGAGGTTGCCATGCTGTCCCCCGCTGCGAAGCGCCATTTCAAGTTGTTCCGTGACCCGTTCCAGGACGAGGTGAGCGGCTCGGACGATGTGTTCCTGTCTTCCGACCAACGCTATATCTCGGAGGCGATGTTCCAGACTGCGCGCCACGGCGGCTTCCTGGCCGTGGTGGGCGAGTCAGGTTCCGGCAAGACCACGCTGCGCAAGCTGCTGCTGGAGCGCATGCGGGACATGCCGATCCGCACTGTGTTCCCGCGCGCCCTGGACAAGAGCCGCCTCTCCACGGGCGCGATCTGCCAGGCGATCATCAACGACCTGGCGCCCGGCGAGACTGTGCGCTCCAGCCTGGAGGCCCAGGCCCGCCAGGTGGAGAAGCTGCTCATGGTCTCCGCCCGGGCCGGCAATACCCATGTGCTGGTGATCGAGGAGGCGCACGATCTCAGCATCCAGACGCTGAAGTACCTGAAGCGTTTCTATGAGCTGGAGGACGGCTTCAAGAAGCTCCTGGCCATCGTGCTGATCGGCCAGCCGGAGCTGAAGGACAAGCTGGACGAGCGCCGGCACCCGGAAGCCCGGGAGGTGATCCGCCGCTGCGAGATCGCCGAGCTGCAGCCGCTCACCCACAGCGTGAAGGATTACCTGGCCCACAAGATGGCTAGACAGTCGATACCGCTCGAGCAGATCTTCGCGGCGGACGCCTTCGATGCCATCGGCGCGAACCTTACCCAAAAGCGCCGTGGGCTCTATCCCCTGGTGGTGAATAACCTGGCCACGGTCGCCATGAACAAGGCCGCCGAACTGGGGGTGCCCCAGGTGTGCGCCGACCTGATCAAGGAGGTGTGACATGCAACGTACAAGCCTTGCCGTCCCGCTGGCGCGCATGATCGCCCAGCGGCACTACCTGAGCCGGTCCACACCGAACACCGAGCGGCTCAGCGATCAGATCCTGGACCAGCTCTCCGCCCTGCGCCAGGTGGCTCTGCAGCTGAAGCGGAACGGGTACACGCTCCTGGGCGCCACCATCGAGGGCGGCCTGCCGACCATCGAGGTGCGCGCGGGCAGCCTGACCGACGAGATGCTGGCGCTGGACCTGGCCACCCACTACAAGTGGACCACCGTTCAGGGCGAGCCCCAGCGCTGGGGCCAGTTCCTGGACAAGCCGAGCGGTGTGCGGGTGATCTTCGTGGAGCGGCCACTGTGAGTGCGCCCGTGGAGATCCCGGAGTTCCTGCAGAAGCGGGAACCGGACGCGCTCTTCGCCTGGTGGAGCAATGGCCGGCTACTGATCGTGAAGGATAAGGAATCCGTCAGCCTCTCCACCGACGATCTGCACAGCCTACGCCGCTTTCTGGGGCAGTTCGAGGGGGACCAGTGATGCGCGTCAATTCCTGGCGTCCCGAAGAGGATGCGCTGCTGATCGCTGCGGCAAAGGCGGGAACGTCGGTCAAGGCAGTGGCCCGGAGGCTGCCGGACCGGACCTTCGATGCCGTGGTGGCGCGCCTGTCGCTGCTACGGCGCAAGGCGCGTGCCGCCGCTCCCGAGAGCCCACAGGGGGGACGGCGCCCGGCCGACGACAAGACGGCCGGGGCGTCCAAGCACCAGGCCAGGCAGCGCATTTGTCTGGCCTGCCGGAAGGACTTTGCCAGCGATGGCCCCATGAACCGGATCTGCCCGCGCTGCCGACTGGTGCAGTCCCGGCAGGCGGGCGGCACCGCGTTCGACACCCCAGCCACCATCCGCTACCGCTAGGAGACCCGCATGGCCAACCTCCACCAGCTGCTCGCCGTACTGACTAGCCGCATCGGCCGCGACCTGGGCATCAGCGCCCAGGCCCTGGCCAACCGCCTCGACTGCCCTGAGCGTCAGGTCCGGCAGCTGGTCACCGAAGCCCGGGAAGAAGGCCATGCGGTCTGCGGCACCCCGCGGGACGGCTACTACATCGCCGCCACCGCCGACGACCTGGAGGAAACCTGCGCCTTCCTCCGCCGCCGGGCCATGCACAGCCTGGTGCTCGAAGCCCGCCTGCGCAAGATTCCCCTGGCCGACCTGGTCGGCCAGCTCAAGCTCCCTACCTGAAGAGAGGACCCACATGGCCACCACCATGACCGATATCGAAGCCCGCGCCCGCAAGTATGCCGAGGCCCGGGAGAAGCTCGCCGCCATCGTCGCCGACCTGAACGCCGGCATCGAGGCCCTGAAGCGCGACCACCTGCCCGACCTGAAGCGCGCCGTTGCCCGGGCGGCCGAGCACCACGACGCCCTGCGGGCGCTGATCGAGGAAACGCCGGAGCTGTTCGACAAGCCCCGCACGGTGACGCTGCACGGCATCCGCCTGGGCTACATGAAGGGGAAGGGCGGCATCGTGTGGGATGACGCCGACCAGGTGGTGAGCGCCATTCAGAAGTACCTGCCGGACCAGGCGGAGACCCTGATCCGCTGGACCGGCAAGCCCGTCAAGGAAGCCATCAACGGCCTCGACGTGGCCAGCCTGCGCAAGATCGGCTGCCGGGTCGAGGACACCGGCGACCAGGTCTTCATCAAGCCGGCGGACAGCGCCGTCGACAAGATGGTCGACGCCCTGCTGCGGGATGCCACGGCGGAGGCAGCGTGATGAAGACCGATCCCGATTTCTCCCGGTGTCAGCTCAAGGCCAACGCCTCCGGCTCCTGGATGAACGTCTGCCACTTCAAGTCCGAACAGTGGGACGAAGTTCGGGCCGCCTGCCTGGTTCTGGTCAAGGCCGCCGGCGAACGGAAGCTCCACTTCAAGATTCTCGACGCCGCCGGTGGCCAGCTGGCCATCCTGGGCAGTAACCGGGAGTGGAAGGATTCCTAATGCGTGGCACGCCCAGACCACCGTGGCGTAGTAACGGAGCCAGCCCGTGAGGAAGAAGGAAAAGGCCAACCTGGTGTCAGCCACCGAAATGGCGCCGCGAGCGGGCAACCCAACAAGGGAATGCGACATGGCAGACAAGACGAAGATCGAATGGACCGACGCCACCTGGAACCCCGTTACTGGGTGTACCAAAGTATCGTCCGGCTGCAAGCACTGCTATGCGGAACGTGACTGGGCGCGCCTGTCGGCCAACCCAGGCACCCGCTACTACGGCCGCCCCTTCAACGACGTTCAGTGCCACCACGATGTCCTGACGTTGCCGCTGCGCTGGACCAAGCCGCGCCGAATCTTCGTCAATTCCATGTCCGACCTGTTCCATCCGGCCGTGTCGGATCAGTTCATCGCCGACGTTTTCGGCGTCATGGCCGCGTGCCCGCAGCACACATTCCAGGTGCTGACCAAGCGGCCGGAGCGCGCTCACACCTTGCTCAGTTCCGGCTGCATGGGCGGCTTCGAGATCGCCGTCGAGGAGAGCATGGCGCTCTACACCGATGCGCCGCTGGTCTGGCCGATTCCCAATGTCTGGCTCGGCGTGAGCATCGAAGATCAGACCACGGCCGATGTGCGCATTCCGCTGCTGCTGCGCACGCATGCCGCCGTGCGCTGGATCAGCGCTGAACCTCTGCTGGGTCCGGTGGATCTGTCGCATCACCTCATGTGCATGTGCGGCTACTGCGGCGGCGAGCATCTCGACTGGGTTGTCGTAGGCGGTGAATCCGGCACCCAAGCACGGCCCATGCACCCGGACTGGGTCCGCGGCCTCCGCGATCAATGCGATGCGAACAGCGTGCCGTTCCTGTTCAAGCAGTGGGGCGAGTGGGCGGACGATCGCCAGCACGGCTTGGCCACTGGAATGGAGAAGCCCATCAGATGCCGCCTTCTGGATGGAGGGGTCATGGTCGAGCGCGTCGGCAAGAAGTCCGCCGGCCGCCGGCTCGATGGCGAGATCCACGACGGCTACCCCGACTGACCATGCCCCCCAGCAAGCCCCGTAGCCGGGATCTCGCCGCCATTCATATCGCTGCCCAGCAGCTGGGCATGGATGACGCCACCTATCGGGACATGCTGTGGACCATTGCCCGCGTCCGCTCCGCCAAGGATC